CCTCATGTTTGGTTGAAATATCAAAAATTACCTATTCCTATCCAAACGCCGACGAGTGGAGGGTAAGTGCTGGCATTCCTGATATTGAAGGACATATTTTTAACCTAGTAAATTTTAAGAATTACCCAGAGGGGGTATTTAACGCAGATGGAGATGGCTTTTCTGATTTTTTAGATGGTTCAAGCTTTACCGTAACACTTGAACAACCAACAACCCAACCAGTCTCCGGCGCGGTGTTGGTCTCTGGCGGAACGGTGGCGGTTTCTGGTCCCATCAGCAAAATTACATCCGATGGACTTCCATACGTAAAAATAAACGGGAGTTTTTCTGGGCCGAATAATGCCTTTCCAACTGGTATGTTTGCCAGAAAAACCGGAGAACGAGAATGGACGTGGGATTGGGGTATTAGGATTTACCGAGACGATGAAGAGGAGGTATGGATAGCAGAGAGCCTTTATATGGACGATGGTGGGCCTATTGCCTCGGCTTATTTTGATACAAATGAACCTTACGACCAGACGTGCATTCCTCCGCAAGGCGGATGGGATATAAACACGGATGGAGGATTTTCCGGAGTATTTGGGATTTCCTACGAACAGCCGGAAGTAATCCAAATATCATCAGCATCCCTTCCCCTGCCGGCCGGGGCGGCAACATCAGCCAACCAATCCACGGCCAACACAAGCCTATCTAATATCGACACAGACTTAGGCGCACAGGCCGATGCATCCGCCTCATCCGATACTGGAACATTCTCGCTGATATCCTTGTTCAAGCGGCTACTTTCTAGAGTAACCACACTCGTCCCAGCCAACCTCACAGTTACATCCACTCGCCTACTTGTGGATGGGAGTGGAGTCACGCAGCCCGTCAGCGGCACGGTCACGGCGAATAGTCCTTCTGGTACAGTCACCAACCTCTCATCAACCATCACGACGGGAGGAACAAGCCAGCTGGTAGCGGCATCCAACACATCAAGGAAGTATTTTCTCATCCAAAACATCTCCGACACGGATATGTATCTTGGTGTCGGATACACACCCACAACAACTACTGGAATCTTGCTGGCCAAGAATGGAGGCGGGATCACTTTTGAATCTGGGTTTATACCTACTTCTGCAATTAACGTGTTGTGCGCCACGACAGGCAAAGCCTTCGTTGCGCTTCAGGGTTAAGCCATGGGCTTCTTCGGCGGCGGCGGGGGAGCGTAGGTTATGGGATTTTTTGCCTCTAGCGGTATTCTGAACCAGCGGGGCTTTTTCTCCGCACCCGTCTCGGCGGCTCCCGCCCCCAGCGGGATTCCTGTGGCGAGCACTAATCAAATAAGGCTAACCACAAATTTCAACTATTATGATAGTTATGCTGGAAACCCTTACGGAACTCCACCACATGAGAAAAAAACCAATAGCGTAGTGGGGAATGACCTTGTTTTGACTCAGGGGCTTGGTTATTATTCGGGTGGTTATGGCAATAGTTATGGCAACATTGTTTTAGCACCAAACAGCATTTTATATTCTAATTGGGACGGGGCTGTTTTGGTTGATGCTCAAAATACATGGACTTTTTGGCAAGTAAAATTTAGCTATGGCGAAGAATCTTCGGGCTATTTTGACGAAAGTTTTCTTGTAGCAACAAATCCATCCACAGATGCCAACAATATCCCGACAAGTGGTTGGACGGCGGTTTCCCTCACCAACATCACCACCATCACCGCCGCATGAGACTGCTTTTTCTAGCGCTATTTCTCTCCTCCTGCTCGCCCAAGCCAGCGGAGCAAAACGCCCTGCCAAGGTATTCGGACATGGGAGCGGCCGCCGATGCTGGAAAAGTTGTCGCCCCGCCCGTGCCGGAGGGGATATGAATTTGAAAACCCGCAGTAGCTTCGGCGAAACGGCCTTGGCCTCGGATAAAACCTTGGCCTTGTTTTTCTAGCCAATGAAAATCCCCGAAGCAGAAGCCCTTAAGGCCATAGACTATCTCTATCGGGAGGGCTTTATTGTTTTGGGATATAGGGACGGAGAGCCGGCCGTGTTCTTGGCGACGGACCTAAAAACGGCTCAAAAAGCCATTAGGGCTAAAAACGATCCAGCAGATTGGTGGAAAAATGAAGAAAAGAAAAAATAAGGCCAAGAGTCTTTCGGAAAAACGCAGAATGTCCAAATTTGGCATTTGGAAAACGGCTCCTTATGGGCCGCCCACGTCTAGCTCCGGCGGGCAGGGCAAATCCATCTATTACCAATGGCCGAAGAAATAACCCTTGAGGCGGTGCAGGCCATCGCCAAAAAGGATTTCCTGGTGTGGTGGGAGGGCTTCACGCGAATCCTCAACAAGGACGCAAAGCTGGTAAATCCCACGGCCAACTACCTCCAAAAGCACGTATCGGAAATCGTTTCGTTCATGCGGGAAAACAAGAAACCCGTGCGCCTGGTTGTTTTGAAGCCAAGGCAGATGGGAAGCTCAACCATAACTTCTGCCGTCATTACTCATTTTGTCAGATCCACGCCCAATGTGTCCGCCTGCTTGATCGGAGATGAGCTGGATACGTCCCAAAACCTGTTCAACATGGTGAACCGCTACATTGAGAATGATACTCTGGACTGGGGCAACACCTATAATCCAAGCCGTGGCGAATTCAGCCATGGATCCCGCATTGTCAAGGAAACCGCCAATGATCCTGGAGCCGGCCGATCCATGACCCTGCAGGCGCTCCTTTGTTCTGAGGTCGCCCATTACCGACGGGCCGGAGAAAGATCCGGAGAGAAAATTTTGTTGGCTATTCGTAATTGCGTTCCGGCCAAGCCGGAAACGATTGTGATCGAGGAGTCAACCCCCAACGGAGCTGGAGGAGCGTTTTACAACACATGGCAGAACGCAGTGGAGTTTGAGGATTACAAAAAGGGACAAACCGGGAACGGGTATGTGCGCGTATTTGCGGCGTGGCATGATTTTGAGGAGAACAGCGAGCCTCACGAAGGCGACCTTGAGCTGACCTTTCGCGAAGAGGACCTGAAGGGAAGGTACAACCTGACCAACGGGCAAATTCTTTGGCGGCGAAGAGTCTTAAAAGAGAAGTGCGCCGGTGATCACAAGCAGTTCGACCAGGAATATCCCAACGATCCTGTCACCTGCTTCCTCACGTCCGGGAGGCCAAGATTTGACCAAGATGGCTTGGCGCATCTTGACCAGCTTTGCAAAAAAGAGCCGATGTACGGGGTGTTGGACACACCAAGCAATTTCACAAAACCAATTTTCCGCAAAACTTCGCAGCCAGAAAGCTGGCTTTATGCCTGGGAACAGCCCCAAAGCATGGCTCGCTACCTGATTGCGGTGGACTGCATGACCGGAAGCTCTCAAGTCAGCGGAGCCGACCCGGATGCCCACGCGGTCTTTGTCATCAAGGCCGGATACCACGACGATGCCGACAAATGGGTGCGACATTCCGTGGTGGCGCGGATCCGCCCGCCATGCCGTGTGGATGTGGACGTGCTGGCAGATCTGATTGAAAGGCTGGCCCTTTACTACGGCGGTTGCCTGATTGTTCCGGAAGTCAACGGCCCCGGACTGGCCCTCATCGAGCTTCTGAAGGCGGCTGGGATGAATATTTATCAGCGGGAAATCTTTAATTTGCGGGAATCCAAGAGATCCAAAGCCCTCGGATGGCAGACCACGGATAAAACCAGAAGGATGGTGGTGGAAAACCTTGCTTCTCATATCAGGGACTACAATGAAAAGGAGTTTGGAATCGACATATTTTGCAAGCATGCCGTATCTGAGCTGCGAAGTTTTGTGGTGGCCGAAAACGGAAGGCCGGAAGCGGCAACCGGAAAGCATGACGACGACGTGCTGGCCCTAGCGATTGGGCTGGCCACAATCGAGGGGGCGACGACATACACGGAGCCCAAGGCTATTCGCAACCTCCCACCAGACCTTCAAAAGCTTGTGGACGCCCAGTCCAAAAACCGGCTTGTAACGACCTTTAGCTAGGCGGCACACAACCCCAAAAGCGGTTGCGGCCATGCTTCCGTGCCCAAGATTAGGGCAAAGGAGATTTTCTTATGCCTAACTACAAAGGACCTACGCCCTACATGGCAACCGACATGGAGAACCAAAATGCGGCCATTTCGGCTGATCAAGAATCAATGAAAAAGAGCGCGACCATTGCCGCAAACTTGCCGCAATCCAAACGGGTAAGCCCTGGATATTCGCCAACAAAACTCATGGTTCGACCAATTCAGAAAGGCTTTGTTCCGTCTGTGGTGAAAGCCGCCCGCAAAGCCAAGTCGATTAACCCCAAAAAGGTCTACGGAGAGTAATGGCGCTTCAAGTCTACCAGCCGGAAGAAATGCGGCGCATCGGCGGGGGGCGAGGCGGTGACGAATTCGCCGGCCTTGGCGGATCCTTTGCCGGCCCATCGTCCCGGTTCGTCGGCGAATACCTTCAGAACAGGCTGAGCGGGATGAACCGCGCAACCGTAAGCCCGCGCGTCAATCAAAGGCGTGTAATGGCTTCGCCAGAGTTTGCCTTGGCAAAGACGCTCGGAATCAGCACTCCCTACAATAGTGGCGGAAGCCAAGTCGATATTCAGGGGGCTAGGCAACGGCTTAATTCGCCAAGCGCGATGGAGCGTGACGCGGCGCAATCCCAGCTCGACAAGTTTGACAAGAGGGCGGCGCAGACACCCCTAAACCCGGTCCTTGAGGGGGCAGGTTTCAGCCGGGTCAAGCCGCAGGAGTACGCAGAGCCAGACAACCAAGGTGCCGCCAACGCCGTGCAGGAAATGTTCGGCGCAGGGAAAGTGGAGCGGAAGCAGGAAATTCCGCAAACCAGACCCACTGAAGGTGGGGGATCTCCCGCCCCAACCCCCACAATCCCGGCAACGGGAAGCTCTACAGCCCAAGGAAGCAATCCGAGGGCGGGGTATGCAAGCTTTACAACCCCAGAGGGTAAAACGGAAACGATTTACAACCAACAGCCAACCAAGGCCACCCAATCTGCCGAACAGCAAGATATGGATGCGGCAAAAAAGAAAAAGCCGATTGCCCAGTCCGCCTTTGGATTTGGGAGGAGGGTTGCTTGAACAGGGGAACGGAGTCCGCATCCCAAGCGGCTCGGGCGTAAGCCCGTTGTGCTGTCCTAGTGGCGTTACCTGATTTTGGCGGTGATGGGGTTAGGGGGAAATCTGACAAAGATTTCCAGAGGCCTGATCCAAGGATGACCAAAAGACAAGCCGCCGAGATTGAGCGAAGGCAGGCCGCCACCATCGAGGATGCGGTTGATTCGTATAATTTGGGTGCTGAGAGCGCATTTCGTTCCGCTGGCGTAAAGTCTGGTAAAAATGAAAAGGGATTTGTTTCTCCGTCCGTTGCTCCCAGCGAGCAGTTAGGTGAAACCATTCAGTTTGATACCGGGGAAACAACCGGCGACGACCTGACGGACCCCCTCACCGGTGACCGGAGGCAGATTGAGGCAACCGGGCTTATCAAGCCAAAGAAAAGAACAAGAACCACGGTTCGAGCCGGCGACCCCAACAACCCAAATTATCCAGATCCCAGCAAGCTGTACCGCGTATACGGATCCCAGCTGGATCCGGGCAAGGGCGACGAGGAGCAGCCCTTTGCCGCCACCAGGGCCGAGGAAATTGGGTCTGCCTATGACCTGCGTGGAGCAAGCGATCCGTCGATTTCAGGGCTTGCCCAGGAAACTTATACAAAGCAAAAGCAGGCCGAGATCAGGGGTGTCAAAGATGTTCTGGATGAGCAAGGGGCAAGAATTGAGGTGGATTTTTCAAGGCTCAAAGAAGAACGGGAGAGGCTTAAAAATATCCCGTTGGTCGATCCGGCCCCAGCCGGAAACAGCATGGACCCAGCAATTGCCGCACAGGTGGGAGGCAAGGCTGACCGGGCGCAAAGGGATAATGTTTCCCGCCAGCTCGGGATGTCGCGGGATGAGGAAATTCGCCAAGTCGAGGAAGGGATTGCCAAAAACAGGCAGGAGGCCATCCGCAACCAAGCCCTCAAGACTGACCTTGCCTCGCAAATGGCCCTGGACGAGGGCGAGAGCCTTTTTGACAACAGGGTGCAACAGCTTCTTAAGGCAGGGGCCAAAAAAGAGGACATTGAGGCTGATCCGCTTCTCAAGGCCATATCGGAAGGCTTCGGCAGAATCAACAAACCAGTTATTCCGCTGGATGAAATTTTCAAGGATGCGGGGATGCCCTCATCCGCCATCTACGAAACAAGGGCGTCGAAAAGAGAAAAAGCAAAGATCGAGGCCGATGCGCGGTTGCAGTCCGCCAAGGTCAAGGAGCAGTTGCAGCCCTTCCTCGACGATGCGACGGACAAGGAGGCCAGCTACTCCATTGTGGCCGGCCGCCGCAACCGGCTTGTAAAAATCCAAAACAAGCTTTTGGACGACGCGGATGCGGCTGACGCATCCAGTCCAGGATCCGGGCTAAGCCTTCGGGCGCAAGCCGCCGGGTACGGGCAGGCCATCGACGACCTTGATAAATACCTTGGGAAAATCGGCCCGATGGTGGATACAGCCAAAAAAAGCGCAAGCGATATGCAGAGGTTGGTGTCCGAGCGAGAGCAATCCATTGGATCGAATGCCAAGCAAAGGATTTCAGCCATTGAGGCCGAAACAGCAAGGCGGGTGGAGAAGGCAAAAAAGAGGAATGATCTTGAGTCCAGAGGATATTTTCAGGGGCCGCTTCAAGTGGATCCAGGGACGACAGAACCAGACCCGACCAAGCCACCGGAAGATCCAACCAGCTGGTTTGAGGGGATAAAAGAGGGGGCGGGGAAACTGTTTAGCGGAGATACTCTCCGGCAGGCGGCAAGGGGCTACTTTGAGATGAACCAGAAGTTTGCTTCTGGCATATACCTCAATGCGGCCAACGATATTCGCAAAAGGGGGCTGGCCGATGTGTTGTCCACCAACACGATGACCCCGCAAAATGTAACAGCCGTCCTCCGGTTGTCCGATTACCTGTTTGGCGGAAAGCTAACCAAATCAGCGGCCAGCTTCTTCGA